GGCATGGTATGGGAAGGGAGGAGCTTACCGCTCCCAGGGGCTCAACCGTTGAATATTTAGTTCAAAGGTTAAGGTAGACGGCATTTTCCCAACGCCGCCAGTTGAACCACCCTACTAAAGGGTGGGTAGTCGGAGGTGCATCCCAATTGGGAGCCACTCGTAGCTTCTTCACCCACTTGACCTGGTCATGCCTGACCCCGATAGTGTGTGAATTAATCGATCCCTGCAAAAAGGCTATATGTAACCCAGAAGGGTTAAATATACGCCGTCGGATCCCTCGAGGATGAAGCAACGCAACCTCGCTTAACCTGAGTTTTAAGCCAACTGCTTGATAACGATAGTATAAGCTACTACCGGTCTCACGGCACACTGGCTGGCTCTTGGCTAGGCTAGATGGCACCTTCACCCCAGAGGAATCATCCTCCCACCTCGGAACCGGACACCATGGCACTCTTGCGAGCAGCCAACGTATGACGGTAGGTAGGCGGATGCCTGTTCTTGTAGAGAACAGGTTCAACTGGTTAATTGCAGAGAAGAAGTCTTGCTTACTCTCGAGACGCCTCAAATAGACGCCACGAATGTTGACACCGAGGTAAAAATCGGTGCCACAAGACTCCCTGAACGGCCCCTCTACAAAGGACTTAGAGCGGTTGACCGTGAAGCCTGCCATCTCTAGGAGACGGATCACATACCTAACTACCTCAGTTGGGCACGCGATATCATCCCCAAAGACAGCAAAATCTCCATGGTCAACCCGGAGGCTGTTGGTGAGAGAATCCCACCAACGTGACGGATAGCGAAGCTTAACGCCGCGCCATCTGGCCGCCGCCTCTACCATACAGCTAAAAAGTATCGTTTGCAATGAGAATGTAAAACCATTTCCCATTGTCGACACCATATGTAGCTCATGCTCACGACCACTGATTACAGCCGTAGGGCTGCGTAGCTTGTCGAGAAGGCGATTAAGCCAACCCGGCAATACTTCGCGGCACATCAGCCGAGACACAGAGTCGCTGGCAGATTCGAGATCTAGGGTGGAAATTCCTAGTCCCAAACTGCCTCTACGAGCAAGTTCCTGGTTATGAAACTGCTGGTCGATTAAGTCTATACCAAAATAGACCTTCAACCTCTCGTTCATTACATGCCCTAGCCCAAGCTGATAAAACATATTCAGCGAGGGTTCAGTACAAATAGACCGGGAAATATGCGTATACTTCGGAACAAAGCTGAGACTATTTCCTTTCACTATTCGAGGCTCGCCGAAATTGAGCAACCGGATAACTTCCGCATTGCTCCACTCAGGGTAGTTTCTCGTATAGCGCCTGTACTCATCGTACAGGTCATGCCTAGTAGATGTTAAGGGACTTGAGAACAACTTCGTGTAGAAGTCGCCGCCAAGTGCACCTATAGAGGCACCGGGTCCGACCTTGCCAAACGGCAAGAGCGAACCCGCCCCCCCTACTAACGGTAATCCATTAGGGTGGAAGAACCTGTCTAGCGAGCTTTTAAACTCGCCCCAGAGCTCCTCCTCCCAGGTATGGATACAGTCTCGATCTAGCTTCCAGTTTTTGCAGTTTTCATTAACATGCATAAACTTAGTTAGGCAAGCAGCGTCCGCGGCGTCAGTCTTATCGATCTCCCATTTTTTAGAGATCGAATTCCGCAAGGAGACACTGGCTGCTTCGCGTGGTGTAGCGCCAGGCCACCAGTCTGTCGACTGGGGGTACTGGCGAAGGTCATGATTAAGGCACTTTAAAAGAACGACAGGGAAAGCTCCCATATTGATCTCCTAGATTGATGAACATAGCAGAATATCTATCTATATCAACCTTCACAAGTTGAAATACGCAGGTGAACGAGCTCGAGGCCTTTTTGAAAGGCTTTGCGCCCGGGTACCAAGTAGAGTGGCGCACTTTTAGCAAATGCAACACCCCCTTGCTGCGTCAAAGATATATATAAATTATCTATGTATCGGTGATTATCGGCGAGGGCCATCTCGAGCTCTCGCCAATAGTGGTGATAAAAACAGGTAGACCAGACCCCGGTGCGCCAGAGGATATCATCCTCTCGCGAAATTAGGGTACAGCCTATCGGCCTACCATCAACAAAGATGTCCACCACAAGTTCAACAGTCATCCTTCCAATCTTGAAACTTTTTTCAAGATATTTTTCTGAAGGGATGAATTTGCGAACTCTGAAACTAACGTGTTTAACGTCCATACTATATACCTCAAACGAGTGAATGTAGGGAAGAGACGAAAGCGTAATTTACTACGCCACGCCAGTGATCACCGTATCGCCCAGGTCAGCACTCTCTTCGCTGAGAATGCCGACCAGAAACGATATCATCGCACGTACATTGTCTGCGTCGAAACTATCAGCACCAGCTGGCACGTCAATTTGGACGCGCACAGTAGCAATCTGATTCGTATCGTTCGCAGAAGAGTCAACACCCTTTCGGATGATGATCCAGTACGTGTTTTTAGGGATTGTACCATTTCGCACCCCGGTTACTGAGTTGATGGGCCCTAGACTTTTTGGGTTCTTGGGCTTAACCAACGTAACCGAAAAGGGTTTGCTGATGGTATGGGGATCTGCAGAGCCTTGCGTCCCACCGATAGCGGTGACGACGTGCTGGACTGCATTTGGCTCAGACGCACTGTCCGCCGCCAACGTAAACGTTGGTGACGTAAAGCCTGTCTGAGCACCTCCTGTAGTAGAACTATCGGGCGACCATGTCATGGTGCCTTACCTCCGATGATTTCACCAAATTAAACGCTGCGTACGCCGAGACGCCCCGAAGAGGGCGGCAAGGTTGAGCCATTTAGTCGACAGCCCCGGGATGCTAAATTCCAATGAAGGAATAGGCACCGAGTCTATAGCCGACCGAGTGACATCAATTTTCTCATGCAGCATGGACCCAGGTGTTGCTATCCTTAGTGACGGCGGGGGGGGAACTGTACTGATCTGCGCGTTCATCGTCTCATTAGAGATCGTACGACGTGTAGTCTGTGCAGCCCACCTCACGCTGGATTTTTGGAAAGCGAACGCTGACAGAACGTGCTGAATATTGAAAAAATAGTCAGCAACAAACGAGTATGGGATAAGCTCCCATAGAGAAGGCAGCCAGTTCGATGAATCGAGGCCAAAACGACCAAGATCCGGAACCCCGGCTACTTGTTCATCTAGACGGACGGATCCGTAATAGATGACTTCGAACTTCTCCCGTGTTAAGACCTCCCACTTCAGGTTATTCCCAGTTGTGAACGAAGACGTAAACGCTAACTCATCGGACCCGTAACCATCAACTCTCTTGTTGATGTTCCGGAACTTTCCGAGGATATCGGCCAACGTTTCCGCCCCACTGATAGTATCTGCGATAAGAGGTTTGATTCCGAACACGGCTTCAAGCCAACGATCAGAAATGAACTTAGTCTTCCCCTCTTTCGAAAGGAGGGATAAGGTCCGCAGAACATTGCCCTTTCTTAGGGCATTAACATAGTTCCACAGACCCCTGTAGACACCATTCGCAGCTGATCCTATTCCTCTAAGCGTCTGACCCATCTCGCCTGCCACCACAAGACCTTGAAAGGTCGTCTGTGCTGATCGGGCAGATGAATAAAAACGCTGTGAGGCCTGGTTGTAGGCATGAACATCTGATAATCCTTGTGGGGTTGGGGCGTCGCAAAAAACAACGGCGCCCCTCTTCACAATTTTGTCAGTATACCAAAAAGGGCCATTCGGAAGGACATGGAGTATATCATACACCATACCTTCCGTTATGCCCAGTTTCTGTTTGACACCGATTAAAGAACCGGTAGCATTCAGACCTTCCGCTATCCGTGACCTCCACGAGGGTGAATTGAAAGTCAAACGACTGTCAGTCCACGTTCGAATAATCCGCGAAAGCGGAAAATCCTCAGAAATAGTCTGAGGGGGGGTCCCTCCATACGCAGAGCCGGGAAATTCTCGTCTCCACGTTTGGTTGACAGTGATGTCAGAACGACGGGGTGTGGTAACAAACATTATCATATCCTCACTAAGGGTTAAGCCCTAACGTCCCTCTCCTCACGGAGAGAACTCCGAGTAGGAGCGCGCTACTGCACCCTGTAGATTTATGACCTACAGGACAATAGAAGCACTCCTCCTCG